GAGATGTTCACCACCGACGGTAGCAATTTCTTCTCGTCCGATCGCCTTACCGAGATCAACAAGAACGTCGCCAGCGACGAGTTCAAGTCGTGGAAGTACTACACCGGCACCGAGTTCATCCACATGGGGATCGAGCCGGCCAGGACGCGCCGCGAGATCCAGTTGAAGGTGTGGGAAGAGCCCAAGCCCGACGGCGTGTACGTCATCGCCGCCGACCCGGCATACGGCGCGAACGAGAACAACGACCGCAGCTGCGCCCAGGTCATGCGGTGCTTCGCCGATAAGATCGAGCAGGTCGCCGAGTTTGCCAGCCCGAACGTGCAGCCCCACCAGTTCGCCTGGGTCCTGGCAAGCCTGATGGGGTGGTACCGCAACACCCGCCTGATGCTCGAGATCAACGGCCCCGGCTCCGCGGTCTTGCACGAGTACCAGATGCTCAAGCGCATCGTGACGAACGGNTATTTGCAGAAAGAGGCGGAAGAGCAGGGCCTGAAGAACTTCTTCCAGAACTGCAAGAGCTACCTNTACTCGCGGCCGGACGCGCTGATCCCTGGCCAGGGGTCGATCCACTGGAAGACGACGTCGGTCAACAAGGTGCCGATGATGGAGCGCCTGCGTGACTTCCTGACCAACGGGGGCCTGATCATCCGGTCGCGCGACATGATCGAGGAGATGCGGTCGGTCACGCGCGACGGCGACAGCATCAAGGCCGAGGGTAACGACCACGACGACCGTGTGCTGGCTGTGGCCATGGCCATCGTCTGCTGGGAGCAGCACGAGCGCAAGGGCCTGATCAGTTCAAACCGGACGTATAAGTTCGAACGGTCCAAGGCGGCCCTGTCGCCGGGAGATCAATACCAACTGCTGTCGAAGCACAAGCTGAACCAGTACTTCAAGGGCAAGGTAGCCGACCGCCGTGCGGCCGCCCTCGATGCAGCCCGCATGGCGTGGAGAGGCCGTTAACACATGCCCGTAATCCGCACATATCAATGCCCTGATTGCCAGGGCACGTTCGAGCATCTGCACGACCGCTACGACGATCCGCCGCCCCCGGTGTGCGACCTGTGCGGCGGCGACATGCGCGACACCCAGCCTGAGTTGGCCGCACCGCACCTAGCCAAGTCGATCGGCAAGGTGGCGGACAACGTCTACCGGGGCATGGAGCAGGCCGCGCAGAACCGCGCTGAGATGGCCGCCGAGGCCCTGGGCGAGAACGTGTCCGAGATGGGCGCGATGAAGATCACGAACATGCGAGACGACGCCCGGGCCGGCGAGACCAGCAGCGTGGTCGTCAACAACGAGGTCACGCGGGTGATGGCGCAGACGCGTGGCACGACGGGCCTAGTGGACTCGAGAGCCGGGGCGGACTTCGCGAAGGCGACCCGTAACGGTCCGTTCGCCGGCGGCGGCGTCCAGGCGCTTCAGGGCGTCGTGAAAAACCACAACATGACGGCGGCCCAGGTGGCGCGGAATGGGAACATGGGGCAGCACTTCCCCAAGCCGTGACCAAACCCATTGAAAAAGAACCCCCGGTCGGGGTATTACCAACCGGGGGTCAAGGGTATTAGACAGAGGAAACGCCCTGACTTAACCCGCTGCGTGTCAAAGGTCAAGCAACGTGATCTTGCCGAAATCGAAGGCTGACCTCCTGCGCAAGGTCATTATGGTCAAAGACGCTTGCCGGGCGTCCGCCTCGTCACGCGCCGCGCTTTCCCGTGCCCAGAGCCTGTTGATCGACACCGGACGGCCCAACGGGTCGCGGTCGATCATGAACACGCTCAACGCNCACATCGACCGCTCGGCATCTCACCTTTTCAGCCCGGTGGATCTGCGCTTCGTGCTGGACTTCGAAAGCCACTACGACCGGTCTGTCCTGGCGCAGGGCGAGATCACGGCCCGGGTCCTAACGCGGGAATGGGAACGCAAGGACATCGACGTGATGTTCGCCGAGGGCGTGGACATCTCGCTGCGCTACGGTGCGGCGATCCTGAAACAGATGTGGGGCAACGCCGGGCTCGAAGCCAAGCTGGTCATGCCCTGGCAGTTCGGCGTGTACCGCGAAGACATGAACAACCTCGACGACCAAGAGGCGGTGTGCGAAAGCGGCCTGATGACCCTCGAAGAAGTCTGGCGGCGCATCAGCCACCTGCCCGACGCCGAGAGTATGTACCGACGCATCAAGTCCCATTCGAACCGGGAGAGCGCCGACACCGTCGACAACAGCTTCTTCCATAACGTGCTGTCGACCTCGATCCTGAACACCGACCTTGAAACGCAGCGCCAGCAGCCCGGCGGNGTGGTCCAGTTGTCCGGCGACGCGCCCAACGGCGTCGTGCCGCCGGAACTCATGATCGACCTCGTGCAGTTCCACGAGCTGTACATCAAGGACGACGACCGCCAGGATTACACCACGGTCCTGCTGATCGAGCCGGACATCATCGTCAGCCCGTACTTCAAGCGGGAGAATTTCTTCGCCCCCGAAACTCAGCCGTTCTCGCTCATCCAGGCGAACCGTGTGCCTGGACTGGTTTGGGGCAAGTCGGAGATCATCGACTTGGCGGAGCCTCAGGCCTTGCTGTCGACCCTCTACGACGACGCGAAGCGCATGATGGGCCTTCAGGTGGACAAGCTGCTGGCGTTCAGCGGCGGCGAAGGCATCAACGACGAGAAATACGCCGAGTTCCGAACCGCCGGGTTTGTGGACTTGGGCGCCGGCGGCAGCGTGACCGACCTCACGCCGCAGATGCCTGGACAGATGTTCCAGTTCATCGAGCTTATCCACAAGTCGATGGAAGAGGTCGCCGGGTTCAACAACATCATGTCCGGCCAGGGCGAAGCCGGGGTTCGCGCGGGTGTGCATGCCGAGACGCTCACGCGGATGGCATCGCCCCGCATGCGGGACCGCGCGCTGCTTCTCGAACGGCAGTGTGCCGCCGCCGCGGACAAGACCCTGAGCCTGCTCCAGCAGAAGGACGGCAAGATGTACTCGACCGACCCGACCACGGGTCCCGTGTCGCAGTTCCTGCTGTATGACCTGCCGGAAGACCGCCGTGTGACCGTTGACAGCCACTCCACCAGCCCGATCTTCGCCGAAGACCACAAGGACCTGATCGGGTTCGGCCTCAAGGCTGGGTTCCTGGGCGGCGACAGCGCGATCGAATTGCTGCCGTTCCCGCAGAAAGACCTGCTGAAACAGCGCTACAAGCAGATGCAGGACGCCAAGCAAAAACTCATATCCGAACATCCCGAAATCTTGACCAAAGGGCACGGAAAGAAGTAAGACCGCGGGGAAGAACGCGTAGCTCAGTGGTAGAGCGGCTGACTCTTAATCAGCGGGCCGTAGGTTCAAATCCTACCGTGTTCACCAAAGGAATGGCGCGGGGTAGAGCAGCCCGGTAGCTCATCTGGCTCATAACCAGAAGGCCGCAGGTTCGAATCCTGCTCCCGCAACCAGACCCTACCGCGCCGCCCCTACACGTTGGGCGTTAAGCCAGGCCTCAATTTCATCGCGTCGATAAAGGACCTTACGACCCCGGCGGTGGTAAGGCGGCCCTACGCCGTCGTTCCGGTGCCTGAAAAGCCACAGACGAGACACCCCGCAGATCGGCGCTACCTGCTTCGTGGTCATCCAATCCGACACTGTCGATCCTTAAATTACCGGGTGATACGGACGTTACATCACGCTTGTTTCGCGGTCAACGTCGGCTTTCGTAAACGTGTAAATACCCGAGGCAGTTGCCTTCCTTCGTCTTCACGGACGCCGGGTGGCGGTTGTTGGGAGAGGAGCCCCCTCGGGCGTTCAACTCAAACTCAGGAGGCAGTCATGGCTCGCAAGTCTCACCGCAAGGGTCGCAAGTAATCCAATGCCGGACATGCCACCCCCCGCTATGAATCCAGCTGCGCCGCCTCCGGGTGGCGCAGGCGCACCGCCGGCACCTCCGGGTGTTGGTGGTGGGGCACCGGGTCAGCCGCCTTTTGGCTCCTCCCCGGTAAGCCAGCCTGTCCCCAATCGGGGCCAGGAAGCTGCAGGACTTTCACGGTTGGCGGTGGTCGTCCGGCTAATGGAAGAGACCGTTCCCCTTTTAGGGGTTGGGTCTGAGCCGGGTCAGGCCGTGCTCAAGGCGTTAAACTCGCTCGCCAAGCACGTCCCGCCCGGCTCCGTTCCCCCCGGGGTTCAAACCAGTACGATGCAGCGGCTTTTGTCGCAGCAGCAGCAGAATGCACCGCAGGTCGCCGCAATGCGCGCGATGCAGGCGGGCCCACAAGCTCCTGCCGGTGGCGGCGCGCCCCCGGCGCCCCCAGCACCTCCAGCGGCATAAGGTAGATCACCATGGTCAACATCTTTCAAGACAACACCAAGTCCATCCCCAAGGGCAACGATTCGATGATCGTGCGCGTCCCGATGGACCAAATCGATATCGGCGGTCGTAAGAGCCATCTGCCCAACGCGCAGAAGAGCACCGACATGTCGATCTCCCATATCCCGAACAAGGGCTAACCGATGGCCCTCGTGGAAATCGACCAGGCCCAGCTCGAAGCTCACCAGAAGGTGACCAACGAGCTTAACCGGCTCCTGGCGAACCCCAAAACCCGCCGCATGGTCCTTGAGGCCAAGAAGGTGTTGGATCCCGACGCCCTCATCCCCGAACTGGACGCGACCGAAGCCGTGCGCGGCGAAGTCAGCGANCTGACCAAACGCTTTGAAGCGATGNCAGCGAAGCTCGAGGAAGCCGAAAACAAGCGCGAACAGCGCGAGAAGATGGCGCAGCTTCAGGGCACCTGGGAAAAGGGCCGCTCGAAACTGCGCGCGAGTGGGTACACCGACGAGGGCCTCGCAGAGGTCGAAAAGTTCATGGAAGAAAAGGGCGTAGCCGACCACGAAGTGGCCGCTGCTGCCTTCGAACGCATGCACCCGCCGGCGGAACCCGTCCGCAGCACCGGCAGCAACCGCTTCGATCTGTTCAGCGCAGACGACCGGACCTCCGAGCACATGCAAAAGCTGTTCGCCAATCCGGATGACCCGATGGCGCTCGATTCCCTCGTCAACGATACCCTGCGCCAAGTACGCGGCCGGTAATAGAAAGGAGTTACGGATATGCCTATTCCCGGCACTGGTGCAGTACCGACCGGCGGTCTTTATAACGAACTCGCAGCCACGACTCGGCGCGCGTTTGTTCCCCGTCTGTTCGTTCAGATGTACTTCGCCACCCCGACGTTCTTCTACCTCATGGGCAACGCCCAGAAGGTCGCGGGCGGCTTGAGCCAGATCACCATCCCGGTCCAGGGCCAGAGCATGGTGCAGGGCCAGTTCACCGGGTACGGCGGCGGGTTTAACCAGCCGAACATCACCCCCGGTGTGCAGGACGCGCAGTGGAACACCTGCTACTGGGTGGTCCCGGTCCCCCTGCCGTTCGGCGAAAGCGTCATCCAGGCCACCGACCGCGAGATTTCGCTGCTCAAGGCCCGTATGAACGACGTGTACGCGACGAGCGTCCAGAACCTGGCGCCGTTGATGTTCGGCGGTTCGACCAACTCCTTGCAGCCGAACGGCTTNGCGGACGGGTTCGACAACGGCCTGAACTACCCGAGCTACGGCGGCATCAACCGTCTGTCCGCCGGCAACGCCACTTGGAAGGGCCAGGCCTACGTGGCCGCCACCGGGACCGGCTTGCCGGGTACCGCGGGCTACACCCGTCAGACCATGTCCCAGCAGTTGCTCCAGATCACCGATGCGGCCGGCGGCGAAGCCCCGACCTTCGGCGTGATGAACCCGGGCGACTTTGCCNCCCTGAACAACTCGTTCGTGGGCGTCGAGCAGGTCTTCGTGAACCCGAACGCTACCTACTCGGGCATGAACACCACGATCCGGTCGTCCTTCCCGAACGTGAACATCGCCGGCGTCCCCATCTTCGCCGATCATTTCTGCCCGAAGGGTTCGGCCTACTTCGTCAACACGAAGTACACCTCGTTCTACATGAGCGAAGACGCCGCGTTCGACTTCTCCGGGTTCTACTCGCTCGTTCCGTTGGGCCAGATCGGCCAGCAGGGCGTGACGATCCTGGGCTACAACATCATCACCGCCAAGCCGTCCGCCAATGCCGTGATCACGGGCATCGGCGGGGCCGCCTTCTAA